CCATGTCTCCGTCTTGGGAGGGTATTGAATCCTCCGAAGCAGCAATTGCAAAAGGCGTATATGATTTGGACAAGGCAGAGAAGAACCGTCAAGATTTACGCTCTAGACAACCTGTTATCCAAGTATCTACACCAGAACCCGAGTGGAATTGTAGCATCCAATAACAATGGGAGTTTGGATACTTTTGATTATTGCGCTGTTGCTCTTGCTCTTGCGATTCCGCGAACATTATGTGGAAATCTCGGGACCAGGTCAGCGTCCGTCTCGGACTGCCGAGTGGTTGAGCAAGATTGACGCAGAAGCACCCATTGGTGGAAATGACGACGATTACATCGCAGTCCTTCAAAAGTTCTACGACGAGATTTATCTCCCTGCGCGTACTGCGAATCCAACTGTGTTTATCAAAGACACCCAAGTCAAGACTTTCGCAGATTCTACGGTAGGGGTGGACAAGGAAGCGATTCGCAGGATTATCACAGCGGGATTTGCGGTAGAACGGACGGGAAGCGCTGCTGCTCGTGAGCAAGAACAAATTGTCAAGACAGGTGCTCTTGCTGGATTCAAGGGCGAGAATCTTGCTCCGAGTATGGGCGTTGATGAAGTCAGGTCACGAACGGAACAGACCTATGTTCCCGCGGATATGCGCAAAGGAAAACTCCCGGAAGGGTTGTACAAACCCGTCGGTCAACAAGAGGAACCGCGCAGAGAAACTGCTGCGGCAACACAACCTTTAGGTCGCGAGATAAAGTATTATACTCTGTGAAAAGGATAATGAAGAAGGGTTGGTGGATACTTGCTATTCTTGCACTAGTTCTACTCGTTTGGAGTTTTGTTCGTGAACGATTTGAAGCAACTGCGAGTATTCGTGCTCCACCGTACGATGACGCAGGGAAACTCCATATTTTCGGAGTAGCAAGCACGGCAAGTCAACAGGTTCTGCTTGACAAGGCAAAACAACAAGTCACGGTTCCTGAATCCGATTCAACCTATCAGGAGAAACTAAAGATTGCTGCGGGTGGTCTAGTTGCACCTGCTGTTGGAGAGTTCTTTACGACTGTGTTCAAACCCGCGACAACTCCGATTCGCGACTCGGATGTAACGTCATTTATGAGTTCGAGAACTTCTGACATCAAATCTATCGAAGAAGAGGTTCTGAAGACATATTTCGTAGGACAGCAGGGAATTGGAACAGCGGAAACATCGGGGTACGCAGACATACTCGCGCAACAGGGACAGAATGTTGGATATCTGCGCAACAATGTTTCGGGACCCACAAGTGGAAGCAGTGGAAGCAGTGGAACCAATGGAACCAGTGGAACAAGTGGAAGCAGTGGAACCAATGGAACCAGTGGAACAAGTGGAAGCAGTGGAACAAGTGGAAGCACAGGTACAACGACTGGCGGTTCGACAACATCTTCCTATGGTCCCAATTCAGGAGGAGGACGCAGAGGGCAGATCTTTGGACCTGGTTTCAATGGTCTCGGTGATGGCGATGGAAACGTGCGTCCAATGGATTCCACAAAGATAAACAGTTATCCCGAACTACTGGGAGGAGGAGACGGTAGACCGTCTACGCGAATTGAAGGCGCAGGCATTGTAGATCCTTCTAAGAACTGGCAACTTACCATGAATGGGAGTCTGCCGTCCTCAGCGAGTCTAGGGTCAGATGAGAATAGCAGATTCTTCCCTTATTCTCGCCAACCCGGTGACATGGATCTGATTCCTGACCCGTACAGGGTATCGCAGCAGTTCTCTTCTGCATCCTATTCCTTCAAAACGGAACCGTCTCCATTCTTAACAGACTTCTCCGCATTCCTCAGATAAGATGTCTACCTTCGGACTTCGCAACAAGAACGGATCCTGTTGGATCAACGCAGCGCTTCAGGCAGTGTTTCGCATTCCCGACCTACAGAATAGATTTAACAATGGACAAGAGGACACCAACAACACCATCGAGACATGCTTGGCAGAGATCTGGGGAAGTCGCGGTGACGAGGGACTACGGTCGCTGTATGACTGTGTGAAGGTCTCTCCAGACATGCCTGCGGGTGAGGGCATAGGAGATTCCCACGAACTGATTGAGTTTCTATGCGACAAGGTTCCCTTCCTTGACAGGTTGACACGGTTCAAGGTTGCGAATGTCATTCAGTGTAACAACTGCGAGTATCGGGATGTGCGCCCTGACACGATGAATGAGTTCTCCATCACACCGTCTGGACCTAAGCAATCCGTGTCGGATGCGATTGCCGAGACTGTGAAACCTCAGAGCATCGCAGACTGGACATGCGAGAAGTGTAAGAAGAAGGGGTGTAGAAAGCAGTTGCTCCTCTCTGAGTTTCCGCAAATCATGATGTTCCACCAGACATCGGTCGGAACATCGGCATCGTACACACCTGTTCTTGTCATTAACAAGATCAAGTATGCGCTGTTTGCGATCGTGTGCTTCACGGGCGGACACTGGTTCACATGGGGACGCAATCTACCACCCGGACAAGAGTGGTATAAGTTCGACGACACGCATGTTCAAAGTTATGCGGCGAACTTTATGCCCCAAGACGATAGGATGCGTTTGCTGATGTATTATCGTATCAATGAATAAGAAAGGATGTCAACATCAAGTGGGACAGCAAGTGGTACGTCCACGTCAACAACAAGTGGGGCAACAAGTGATACGTCCACAGCAACAACAAGTGGCACGTCCACAGCAACAACAACGCCCAATGCGGGTACAGTGAATGAACAGACAAAGGTTGTTGTGCCGGATACAACGGCAACGGTTCTTACAACGGATATGTATGGAATGTTTGTGGGCGCTTTTTTCGTTGTCTTGACACTCGTCGTGTTGTTTGCGACGGGATCAATCCTATCCGTATTTGTACTTTGGGCAGCGATTGCTCTTGTTCTGACGGTTCTCATCTATTATGGATTCTTGACGATTGACCAACTCCTTGGAAAGGTAGAGAAGAAGTCAGAGAAGAAGGAAGAACCATCTTCGTTCCCCAGAGGTGGTCCGCTGGTAGGCAGTGAAGTCTTCCACATCAGCGATCAGCAATTCACGTATGATGAGGCGCCTGCTGTTTGCGCTGCGTATGGCGCAGAGTTGGCAACCCTAGAACAAATCATGGATTCCTTTGCGAACGGTGCCGAATGGTGTAGTTATGGATGGTCTGCGGGTGGCATGGCATTGTATCCCACTCAACGCGAGACGTGGGAGCGTCTACAAGGTGAAGTGGATCCAGGAAAGCGTACTCGCTGTGGTCGTCCGGGAGTGAATGGTGGGTATTTTGACCCGAATACCAAGTTCGGAGTCAATTGCTACGGATTCAAACCTAAGGGCAGGTTCACTCCTCCTGCGCCAGTCCCTGGTATGGATGGCGAAAGGTTCAGCGGTCTTGTCAACAAATTCAAGGCAATGATGAAGACCTTTACATTAAATCCATATTCTCGCATGGAGTGGTCTGCGTATCGAGAGTCGTTCACTACAAAGGGTTCTTGGTTTGAGAATCTCTTCAAGCAGGAATTCTTTACTCCCGGAGGTGTTCGCGAACATCTGGAAGGAGGAAGTGAAGATTATGTAGAACCCATCGGGGAGACGGGACTGGGAAATAGAGCACGTCCTCTGAATGCGCCATTCGGATTACGAGGTGATGTAGGACCCGCTGGACCTGCTGGACCTGGCGGACCCGCTGGACCTGCTGGACCCCAAGGTGGACCAGGACCCGCTGGACCTGCTGGACCTGCTGGACCCGAAGGACCTGCTGGCAGAGATGGAAGTACAGGACCAACGGGACCCAAGGGAGACCCTGGAACAGCACAACCGGGAACTCCAGGTCCTACTGGACCTACTGGAAGGAATGGCAGAGATGGAACCAACGGAACCAATGGTGCGCCAGGACCCACAGGTGCTACGGGACCCGCAGGACCAACGAATCGTAACCTAGTCCTTGATACTCTTAAGATAGGTGATTGGACGATCAACCCGGCACAAAATGGAACGGCATTGAAACTCCAGAAAGATGGAACACAAAATCCAGTGACGATCACGCAGTCGGGTCGTGTATTTGGTAGTTGGTTTGTGGATTATCCAGAGAACAACTCAAATGATATTGCAACCAAAATAGCACGTGGTCAGGCAGGCGAAACCTGGAGGTCTGGGTATTAACTTACTCAGGACCCGCAAAAATAGCAGGTATTTGCTGATTACGACCGTAGGACAGTCCACGATGTCCTTTGAAACAGAGATGCCATAGACCGGGCACGGGTCTCCATCCTTCTGGACATTTCTTATAGCACAATCCTGCCAAGAGATCTCTATCTTCCGGACATTCTTGATAGAGAACATCTACTGTAATATCGTAACAATCATCATACCCCTGGAATCGAAAGGGTCTTCCTCCCGTACATCCAATACTTCCCCATGTTTTTCGAGATTCTTTGCGACTCTTGAGTTGAGGAATCCATCCCGGCATCATATTTATCGTATCTGCAGTACAAGTTGCAAGAGTTCCATGATACCCATCCTCGCAGTTTTCATAACATACCCCTGCTATCTCTTCGTGGGTCGATGGACAAGTGTCTGGGTATATTCCGAATAATCTCTTTTCTCTTGCTTTGGGGTCAAATGACAACAAGTCTTCGCCGTTTACCGGGTTTCCGTATTTGACAACAAAGGTTTCGCGATACTTCAAGGCAATAAACAGAAGTACTGCCAAGACGAGCAGCAACTCATACATTATTTTGTCCGCACATTTTAAGATGGAAATCGCGCAGACCAAAAAGTTTGATCGAAAGACATACCAAACCAAAACTGAGATTCCGGTTGCCAAAGGGCAGGAGACAACCTATCCCTTCCAGTGGTTATTGTACAAACCGCAGAACCATGCCGTGGAACCTTTTGAGACCAACAAGGCTTCACGAAACGTGAATACTGCGAGGAGTGGGGATCGAACCCACGCGGACAAATAATCCAGGGGATCGCTAGGAGCACCTTCACGGTAAACCTTAAGTCCCCCTCCTTCACCACTCGGACATCCTCGCAAAGCGGTTCGTACTGGATTCGAACCAGTGACCTTCCGGTTAACAGCCGGACGCTCTAACCAACTGAGCTAACGTACCAAACTACATCTGGCGAGGATTGAACTCGCGACTCTCTGCTCATAAGACAGATGCTCTGCCACTGAGCTACAGATGTACAGATGCCCCTTGAGAGACTCGAACTCTCGACCTTCTGTTTACAAGACAGATGCACTACCCCTGTGCAAAAGAGGCTCTACTTGAAAACGGACACATTCATTTAAGTGATATGAACGCATATCAGTCAAATGGAGAACGCGATGAACGACGTAAAGCAGTCTATGATGAACCTTCTGTCAGAGGAGAATGAACAACTCGCAACTGCATTGCAGGAAAAGGTGGAGGAACTCGAGTATAAGAACGAATTCTACCTAAACGACCTACAGAACTTAGCGAATGTCAAGGATGAACTGGAAGCAGAAGTTGCCGAACTCAATGAAGAAGTCGATGTCCTGCTCACGGAGAACCATGAACTGATGGTGGAAGCGCAGAATGCTCGTAGGTCGTTTACTGCTTTTCAGATCGCAGTGTCCGCACTCGTGTTTGTGTATGGCATGATGTATGGGTCGTATCTATGTCCTAAATAATCGCCCGTCTTACAACAAAGATGGAAGTCGCTCTTCTACTCGGATTGGCGGCGCTTGGATATGCTCTCGCGCCACAGATTGCTCGTCAACAGCGTGAATTACAGGAACAGAGAAGGCGAAATCCCAAGGAAACCTTTATTAGTCCCGCGGATTTCAAGGATATCGATGAAGTGAATGTAGTACAGTCGGAGGAAGGACACAACAATATGGTGCCATTTTTCGGTGCGAATGTGACGCAGACAACCTACAACGGCGCAACAGATGGTATTCTGGACACCTACACGGGTACAGGAAAGAATACCTTTTTCCACAAGGAGGAGGCACCTGCGTTCTTCAAACCTGAGGTGGCAACGGGTCTGCCTTGGGGCAAGCAGGTAGAGACAGACTTTGAACAGTCACGCATGGTGACGTCTCTTGCTATGAAGAATGTCTTCCCCATTGAACCTGTGCTGGTCGGTCCCGGTGTGAATGACGGATACACCAATCTGCCATCTGGTGGTTACCAGCAGGATTCCATTCGTGAGTTTGCACTGCCCAAGACGACGGATGAGATTCGCGTGGAGAACAAACCCAAGTTGACGTATTCTGCGGATCCTGTGCCAGGCGCTCACTACATTACGGATATGGGTCTCCAGGCACCTGTTAAGAAGAATCGCCCCGACCGCTTCCAGGTGCTTCAGGCAGCAGATGGTTCTCTACCTCACGTGAATACCACAATGGGTCAGCAGGTCGCATCTTCCATCTACCCCAATCAGGTGATGAAGGTTCAGAATCGCGAGAGCACCTCGGTTGAGTACGAGACTCCTGCGCAGTCTGCTGCCGGCGGGTATCTGTCTTACATCCGTGCTTTCACGGAACCCTACCAGGAGTTCATGAAACTAACGGTTGAGGGTCGTCCTACACCGGGTGGTCCTGTGGGTGGCATGAATGGTCTCTCTGCCGGTCAGCAGTCGGTCAACGTTCAGACACATCGCGATGAGAATCTGCTGGTCAACTCTCGTGGGTTTGAGGTCGGTCTACTCACGCAGGGTGGTCAGATTCCTACCGCCGATCTCCAGGGTTCTGTCAAGTACTTTGAACCTCTCAAGGAGGATGTCAACGTCTCGCGTAATGAACCTTCCATCCTGGATGCCTTCCGCAAGAACCCGTATACACAGAGTCTACAGTCTTCTGCGTAATGGACTTGCTCGGTTATTCAGATACCGTGCTACACATCTGTTTGAAAGACAAATCTCGCCGCGAAATTCATGACGTTCTTCGTCAGGTTTTTGTCCATCCAAAGCGTATACACATATGTCCATGTGTGACCGACCCTTGGGTTCGGAAAACTCTGGAGTTTCTAGGTGCGCAATATAGCAATGAACCATCTCATCAGTAGTCTAGATTTAGGGAGAATTGAGAACACTCTCCTACAACGTCGCGATGAACTCGCACAAACAACGTCATGGATGTTCAATGTTGTTCTCCTTGTGGTTGTTTTGGGGAGTTTTGCGTATTTCTTATACGTCCAGTATCAGGAGAACAAGGACGTCGCGCAGTACGACCATATTCCGTTTGAACCTCAAGTATGGCATTCTGCCACTCGAAATGTTCGCAGTGAAGAGTATGGACGTCAACTCCAACCTTTTGAGATTGAAACTGGATATGGTCTACCGTGACCTTCCCATCGAGGAAGCACAAAAGAAGTTTGAGGAACTTGGTCAGGCACCCGAGGTCAAGGCGGAGGAACCTATAGAGACGAAGGAACTGCCCAAGAAATCCAGGCGCAAAGTAGTTAAAGCTTTAGTTCCCAAATAGTAAGTAATGAGCAGTGTACCCTTGCCATTTGGAAGTAATTCTATACCCGTGTTTGCGTATGAGAATTTTAGTTTTACAATTCTCAATTCAGTAGGTTCAACCGTGTCGAATTCCGCAGGGTTGAATCCGCAGTCATCCTACTTTACGACGGATGGGAGTGGAAATGTACGATTCGCGGTTTTGGGTAGCAATACACTGGTTCCTTCCAGTTTTCCAGAGTCGTTCACTCTAACATCCAACGGACTCACGTCTGTGAATACCGTAACAATCAACGGTGGACGGTTCTTGGACGCAAGCGGTCTTACCTTGAGCAACAATTCCTATACGTTCTATCGAAACGAGACGATTCCACCGATTGAATTGAGAGCACCATTTAACATAAAAACACCTACATCGATCCCTGCCTTGCCACCGGGATTGTCGTTTGTAAGCAACTCACCCAGTAACTACCAAATCAGTGGAACTCCGCTGGTTGTAGTACCAAACAGTAACTACCAGATCATTGGTGTTCAGCAGGGTGGAAGCAAAGTCGTAACGACACGCTTCAATATCATTGTCAGCAATGACCGTCTACAAATGAACTTGGTAGGAGGTTCAGACATCAGTGGAATGGAGGTTGGGACGGCAATCACTCCTCGCACAATTACTGCGATTCCTCCCGTGGGATCTTCCATTGTTCGATATACATTTCCACTGCTCCCTAGCGGAATAGTTGTCCAAGATACGTTTGGCAATTCGTATTCCAATATCACGACGTTTACCCCGGTCGATCCGTCCTATACAATGATTATCACAGGCACACCAGACCTCAGCGCTGCGTATTCGTTTAAGAACGCGGGAGCAGACGCGTCAGGATTGGTGTATACTGTACAAGGATCGCGCACTGTTCCCTTACCTATTGTGGAAAATAGTCAAGCGCTTAGATTTAGGTTTCGAGAGACGATTCTCTTTGACCTGTCGAGTCTCCCGTCGTTCTATACAGGTGTGCCTATCGATTCCAGCGCAAACTTTTTCCGCGCTGCCACGTATTTCGGAGGAACAGATGTCTCGATTACAAACATCTTTTCGCCCGACCTGACTTCTGACTTGTCTTTGGTGTTTATATCCAATCTCGGGCGTGCCGATCTATCTGGAACGCCGCAAACTCCTATCAGCGGCACGTTTACAGTCACTGCGATCGATGCCAACGCAAATGTAAGAGACTACGTAACACCACTGACAGTTCTGAATGATGCTATATCCTTTTCTAGTCCAGTTGGAGACGTATGCTATAATTTTGTATTGTCTCGTCCACTCGATCAGAAACTAGACGGGTATTACCCATCCAATATTCAGTTCACGGCAACTGCTGATTCGCGCCGACACATTACACTAACAGCACCTGCTCTGGCAGGAACTGGAATCACGTTAGACCCGTCCAGTGGAAGGTTAAGTGGAGTCCCGACTGCTATAACTCCATTACAAAACCTCGATGTTACTGCCTCGACAGGAACAACATCTGCCACAAAGACGGTGAAATTCGCAGTACTTGACGATGAGATTGTATTGGGGGATGTGAGTTTCTCATTTATTCAAAATGTTCCGATTACACCATTTCAGATCCCAGTTCAATCCACGCTCAGTGGACGCAACGTGATTGATTATTCTGCTATAGGACTTCCGAATGGGTTATCTATCAATCCTGCGGGTGTTGTTTCGGGAAGGTGTTTAGATTCAGACTTAAGTGGAAACATTATTGTCAGCGCAACCACAGGATTCGCAAGTGATTCGAAACCCTACGTATTCTACAACGAACCCGACAGTATTCTGTTTACAGTTCCCCAGAACTCATATTCCTATACCGCAGGCGAAGTCATTGACCAATTTCAAGTGACGGGTATCTCATTCAGCGGAACAACCGTTAGCAACTTTGTATCTGCACTTCCGACATCGTTTGGATTGTCGTTGAGTAGCGGAGGGCAAGTATCTGGTCAATGGACAGACAGTATTCCTCCAAACCAAGTTTTGCCTTCGAGTTCTAACTTTTCTTTTACTGCGCAGGCAGCAGGAGTGTCCGGTGAACTTCCGGTTACGCTTACGGCAAATCCTTTTATCGAACGAGTAAGTTTTCTATGGGGGTCTGGAAAACTGTACAAGTACAATGATGTCTCGTGGTCGTATGTCTCAAATGTTGTAATTCAACCTCCAACGTCTAGAGCAGCATTTGACATTCAATTGCGAAACACAAATGTGGATGGAAACTTTATTCTCTTTACCGCGTACAACACAATTTGGAAGGCAACTCACACAGGGTCGTACGCGAGCAATTCGTTAGGAAATTACGACGCTTCTGGGAATACAACTACCACGAATCAATATGTGTCTAGTCTAGTTCCTCGCCCAATTAGTACAACGTGGTGGGTATCGGGAACGCGACCTGTAGGAGGACGTCAAACATCGGTGATTCTTCGTTCGGATGACAATGGCGTGTCATGGAGTAGTAATTACAAAGTTATTGAAGATTTCTCGACTGGACGTATGTTACTCTCTAGAGATGCCGGATCAACATCAAGTAATGCTTCGCAAGGCAACTCAAACAACCCGTACTTGAACGCTGGTATTGCCCTCAAATACAGTATAGATGCCTCTGCGCTCATAGCAGGTGGAGTCTACAATGACGTAACGGGTACCGGACCTGTCATGCTTCGGTCGTCTAATGCGTCAACATGGGATGCTGTAAACGGAGAATTCCAAAGAGAATGCGCATACCTGAGTTTGGATGTATCAGGGAAGTGGGTTGCTACGGGATCTGACAAGTACAAAACAAGCACATTCAATAGCGGTTCATTTAGTAGTGGAGGCGCAACAACCACTATTCGATATTCTACAGACGCAGGATCGAATTGGTCTCCTGCGTCAGGGGGTTTCAATATGTTTGGATACGAATTGGTGTACGCAAACAATATCTGGATGGCGACGGGAGTTGACGCAACATCGTCGCCTGGTGTATCTTACTCTATCAAAGTGAAGTACTCGCCAGACGCAAGTAATTGGTATCCCGTAGACATCTTCGATGGAGGAACCAACCCCTATGGCAATATCTCAGGTGTTGACTTTTTGACGGTACAAGCGCCGCTCCCGATAGGTTCCATTCAGTATGACGGATCCAATTGGAATGTTCTAGTCCAACAAAACATCGCAGGAAACTGGTTTACGAAACAATACAGTGCTCCCACGCCTACATCTACGTGGACAATGACAAAAGATTTTACGAACTCGTTTCCCGAAATATCCAACGACTCGAATAGGCGCTTTGTCACATGGTCGCGTCCCAACTTTCTGCGTACAAGTCAATCCAAACAAATCAATATTGATTTGACATTCTCTACCGGTATTGGCAGTGGTCCGACGATTACTGCTCCAACGACGTCATCGTTTTTGCTGTATCAGTATGTTCCGATGTCACTCACGTTTAGTGCGTCAGGAAACGGAACAGTTTACTTTTTCATAAGCGCAGATGAACTACCTCCTGGTCTACGATTCAATCCACTTACCAACACAATATCGGGAAAACCTGCGTCTCAAGGGAACTTTACAACACGAGTGTTTGCGAAGGATAGCAATGGAGTCACGCTCTTGACATTGAGTTTTACAGTCAACATTCCACGTATCATTCGTAAACAGGATGGAGCAGGAGCATATACCTCATTGCTGCGTCAATACACCGAAGTACTAGGTGCGCAGAATGCTCGCGACAATCGGGTGTTGCCTTCACAGGAACGCCGTCTTGGAGAATTCATGTCTCCCGAAGCACCCGATGTCGTAACGCAGTCTTTCACCACAACCAAATGTAAGTTCTGTGGAAAGATTGATTGTCCTACCGTTCTTGAAGTGATTAACGCAGGTGATGCCGATGTTGAGGTATGCGATTTCATTGATGCGAATTCTGGAGACGTCATTGATCTTGGCGATGGGCAACCCGATGAGTGTGATTAATTCTCACCAGCATTTCTGTGGTCTTAGAATAAGAAGATGTCCTCATGTCAAACTACAATTCGCCGTATACAGATTCGGCGAGATACGGCAGATGGATGGAGAGACAAAGATCCAGACCTTGCTGCCGGTGAACAGGGGTTTGAGATTGATACAGGACGTGTAAAAATTGGTATTGGTGGACCAACGGGTTCAAATTGGAACAATCTTCCGTATTCCAATGAAGGAAATACGGGAGCGACTGGGTCGGTGGGTACAGGTCCGACAGGAGGTACAGGTCCGACAGGTAACACGGGTTCAACAGGACCGGTGGGTACAGGTCCGACAGGCAACACAGGTTCAACAGGAACGACAGGAAATACCGGACCTACTGGACCCTTGGGTACTGGACCTACTGGAAATACAGGTGGCACGGGTTGGACAGGAACAACGGGTTGGACAGGTCCCACAGGAAACACAGGTCCTACAGGTTGGACAGGACCTACTGGAAATACAGGTTCCACAGGAAACACAGGTCCTACAGGTTGGACAGGACCTACTGGAAATACAGGTGGCACGGGTTGGACAGGTCCCACAGGTTGGACAGGTCCTACGGGAGACACTGGTCCTACTGGACCTCTAGGTACTGGACCTACGGGAGGCACAGGAGCGACAGGAACAACAGGAAACACGGGTCCGACTGGACCAAGTATTTCCATCACGACGCCCCTGAACTTTCGTGTCTTGACTGCCACTGGAACATCTTCAACAATTGCGACCGCGAATGAAGGTCTCACATGGGATGGTACGCGCCTTGACGTGGTGGGTGATGTGTCTGCGAATTCATACAATGGTCCGGGTGGAACAGCAGGAGCACCACACTATACGTCTTCCGATGACCGCACGACCGGTATCTTCATGCCTGCGTCTGGACGAGAGGTCGCCTTTACAAGCGCAGGAACAGAGAGAGGACGATTTGACTTGTCTGGTCTGCGTATAGTAAGTGGAAATATCCGCAATCTTGCCGGTACGGTTGCTGCTCCTTCGTATACCTTCTTCAGTGACCTGTCAATGGGGTTGTATGACCCTGATAGCAATGTCTTGGGGTTTGTCACCTCGGGCGCAGAGAGAATGAGGATTGCGTCAAACGGAAATGTAGGAATCGGGACAACGGCACCTGCATATCCATTGGATATTAGCGGTAACACTGGATCGGGTTTCATGTCCATCGGACTTCGTGGAGGAGCTCCATCTACCTACGTTGGAATGGACTTTTACAACAATGCGAATACGTTTGTTGGGGGGTTTGGTTACGCGAATGGACCTGCGCCGACACTGGCCGACGCATCAGGGAACTTTGTGATGAACTATGGAAATAGAAACTTTATATACTACGGAAGTGGTGGTACAGAAAGGATGAGAATAACCGCTGGTGGAAACGTAGGAATCGGAACGAGAAATCCTGGATTTACTTTAGATGTAAGCGGTCAAATTGTTGCTACGTCTCCGAATGTTGGAGGCACAAACCAAATGACGAACATCTACTTACAACCTATTGCATTTCCAGGTCAGAATACAACGGGGTTTGACCAATTGGTAGGTCAAGTCGTATTTCAACGTCAAGGACCTTATTATACGACAATGAGATGTGTTCAACCAAATAATGCATACAATGATTTTATTGATTTGCGTTTCACAACAAATGCCGGTGCGAATAATAACACGCAAGTAGATCGTATGACTATAAAATCGTTCACAGGAAACATAGGAATTGGAACAACGAATCCACAGAATCTTCTTGATATATCTGCTGCATCAACGGCAAGTGGTGGAATAGATATCACTGCTCCGAACGCACAATTGAACTTACAGCATCCCGGAATTACTGGTCGGTTTCAATTGTATTCGAGTGGTTCATCATTTGGGTTATACACGAATAACACATCCTTGCCCTGCTTATTTCATACTTCAGCCCTGGAGAGAATGAGAATTACGTCGAATGGAATCGTAGGTATTGGAACGTCGACTCCTCTAACAGGAGCCACGTTAGATGTATCTGGAAATATCAGAGGAAATAACATAGCATACGCATGGATGGTAGATGGCGGTGCTAATAACACTAAAGTTTCTATCTTTCCAATGGTTCACACAAGAGGCGCATTTATTCTTCTTCCAACAAGTCCAGAACAAATGCAGTTTGTAGCGGATTATTTCTATCTTATGCCAAGAGTAAGTCTGGTCGTTCAAGATCAGTTTGAAATTCGTCCTGCTATGACAAATACTTCGTTCAGCACTCCTATAGAAGTCGCAGCTCCTCTAATAAATTCAATGTATGCGTACTCGTTAGCATTTATCTGATTTTCTTCTACACACACGATTAAATGTTACATATCTCTGCTATACTGGCAAGTATTGGTATATATTCCGTAGAGATAGGTCAACCGAACGACCCTAAAACAAAAGAAGAGTTTCTTACCAATTTCAAATGTGACGCAACATGGGAACAATATGTTGCTGCCCGTGATGTATATCTACGAGAGCGCGGGTTGAAACTTATCCGTCAATATCGTGACAAGTTATTGGTCCAAACAGATTGGATAGAGTCTCCATACAATCAGTCTACGCTTGCGAATCTAGACGAATGGAATGCCTATCGTCAGGCATTACGAGATTTACCATCTCAGATTGATAAACTGACTTGGACAAACGGATATCCAAACTTCTCATCTTTGAATGTTCCATCTCTCCCACAAACCATACGTAAAAATAATAGTTCATGAACACGCAACAACCCACACCTTACTCCTCCATCTTCATCTCTGCAAACGCCGCCATACCGACATACCCAACGCCCTTGTAGTTGGTCCAGTTGCCCTCCGCGTCGCACTCACCTTCACCCTCGTAGACCCGCTTGGTCTCGGGGTTCACAAAGTACTCCTTGCCGTTGAACTCAACGACAACGAGATCTGCCTCTACCTTGCCGTCGTCCTTCTTGGCACCGCTGGCGATGAAGTCCGCCACGTGCTCCTCTGCCTTCTTGGCGTCAAACTCCTCCTTGGTCAGACCATTCAGGTACGCCAGCAGTTCAGACTCGCGCTCCTTGGGAAACGCCTTGTCCACACTCTTGATGTGCTTGCGCCAGGTCGGGTCGATCTTGGCAAGGTTGGCGCCCTCGGCAGTCTTGGACTTGCGGGACTTCTTCTCCTTGGGCGGATCGCTGGCACCCGCAGCAGCGTTCGATCCTGCGGTTTCCTCCGCAGGTGCTGCCTCTGCCTTCTTGGCAGCGAGGGTTGCCTCACGCTTCGCCTTCATCGCTGCCTTTGCCTCCTCGGTCATAGGCGCCCGCTTCTTCTTGCCCTCGGGGGCAGGTGCCTCCACGGGGTTGGGATTCTTGGGCATCGCCATCATCTTGCCCAGAGACCTCGCGGGTCCCTCGGTTTCTTCACCCTCGGGCACCTTCTCCAGTGTAGGAGGGGAGTCCTCCACAACTTGCGCAGGAACAATCGCAGGCGTTTCCTCGGTCTTCTTGGTCTTCTTGGTCTTCTTGGGTGCCGGCATCACAGAAGGAGCGATAGTGACGGCAGGGTCCTCGGGGAACAACTCTGCGAGCAACAACTTGATGAAGTCGTCGCGTGCCTGCTCTGCCGTAGGTTCACCCTCGCGGTCGAGCGCAGGGTTTGCCTGGGACACCTTGATGATGGCGTTGACGATGAGTTGCTTGATGGAAGACATTCTGACTGTGTACTGAAACTTGGGAGGGGGAAGGTCAATGATTGCTGATCATCACAAATCCGTTTTGAAGAGTTAGCACCTTGGTCCTCAATGGAAAAATGTCCCAAGACGGAATCGCACCGTCCTCTCCTGTCCTACGACTCCACGGCGGCCTGCGCTGGTGTGGCAAGGATTCCAGGTGTTCTGGCCTGCTGAACTATTGGGACACAACCCTTCTTGTCTGATGAGCACAAATCCATTTTGAAAACTTGAGTCACCCCGCAACTTTTCAAAATGGATTTGTGCTCGTCAGGGAATAGAGTATGTGCCCCAGTCCTAGCAGACTGGGTTACTGACCCTGGTTAGGTCTCACAATCCAACCCGTGACGGAGTTCAACAACCACGTGATTGAACCGGAAAGATGTATCGTCGTACCAGACGAGTCTTTTTCGCTTGTGTTCCAAAATGGATCCATGAGTGTCAAGAACAATAGACTGCCCCCCAACAGACAAGATGGAAACCGCAGAGGAAACCGAGGCAAAGGCGATTGCCCGCCTGCGCAAGGCGTCGCTGGCAGAGGTTGTTGCCAA